TCCTCTTGGTAATAACGCAACGGCATGGATAGTTCTTCAACCGTATCAATCTTGTATCGTTTAATACTTGTAAAGCTTTTAACAAAAGCTTCGGTTTTCTTAATATTAAATTTTAGTTCCTGCTTTTTTATAAACCCAAGAACTTCATACAACAAACCAAATTTGAATTTTCCAAATTTATTTATTACATACTTTCTACTTTTCTTTTTTATTAATTCCCCGCCACGTTTACGAAAATAAGTATCATTTGAAACAGAGTACTTCTCACGAATAATATCTAAGTATTCGGAAGACATTTTAAGCTTATTCTGTGTTACGTCCCAATCAAAAATAATATCTATCATGTTGTCTCTAATTTAATCCATTCAATAATGTTCTTAACGTCATAACCAGACCGTCTACAAATATCAACAATCCCAGATAGATATTCAATCATAAGTTTAGTATCTTCCATAACCCGATTTATTTTTTTTATATCATCACAAGCGTCAATTTTCCGATATAATGCGGCATCCGACATATTAACAATCTGTGTTGATTTATAATATTCGTATAATTCTTTCTTTTTACCCTCTTTCAATCTTTTTATTTTATTCAGGTCATCTTTATACCGAATCATTCTAGCAACCCACTTGTGATTTATTACTGGAAGCTTTTGCATCAATTCATGTATATGGAATTCATCAAACACCATTTCTTCCTTAAATTCGCCACCATAAGTGTCCATCATTTCAATTGTTTTTGACATATAGATATAACCTTAATTTGAATTTTTGTAGCTCTATTATAAATACTTATAAAGCGAAGTCAAGGAATATTATGAATTATATTGAAGGTATGCGATTGGTTGTAGAAGATGTCACCGTTGGCGGTGGTGTGTTTGGGGACGTTGGAGACAACGGCGGCAATGTTGGTAATGTTGATTTTTATGCAACAGGAGACGCGAGAAATTTGTGGGGAGTGTCAGAACCAAAAAAGAAAACAAACTCTAAGAAAAAGTCTTCTAAAAAGAAAAAGAAAAAGAACGCAGGATTTCCACTGTATAAACGTGCGATGATTGAAACATTGACAGCAGAGTCTATGGATGACACAGAATTATCATGCGCATCTTTAACAAAATCAAAAATACAACATGAAATGTTCAAGACATTCTTAGAAAAAAATGATGTAAAATATGAAGAATTTGTTGAAGAAGGTTATTTAATCACAGAATTTATCAATAATGACCATTATATTCAAAATGTTATAGATAAATATAAACAGATAAACACGACAAATAAAATTACGCATGTTATAGGAGAGTTCTGGTAATGGGAAATAATAGTAAAAACAAAGGAAAAACATACGAGAGAAAAGTTGCAAAAGACTTTAGCTCAATATTTGACCTAAATTTTGAACGGGTTCCAAATTCTGGGGCATTTGTTGGTGGTAAGAACTCCTTTAGGAGTCAAAAGATCACAGATGAACAAATGTTGTTAATGGATGGTGATATCATAGTTCCAAAAGAACTTGCCCATGTATCAATTGAATGTAAATGGTATAAAGACTTTCGCTGGTCTAAATTATTCACAACTGGTGAGAAGAATTTAGACACGTGGATAAAACAATGCAACATGACCTCGAAATTGTGTTGGTTTATTTGTTTTAAGATAAACAACTACGGTGAGTATGTGGTGTTTGATTCTCATTTTTTTGATGCGTTCACCATTGATGGAAATTATTTGAAATACAAATCAAATGATGGTATTTATATAATAGTATCTAAGAATGACTTTTTTGAAAACAATGTAGAAGCAATACTAAACTTGAGAGATTTTGAATAATGAAAATTTTAGGAACCAATCGTAATAGCAAATGCATGTACTGTAACGCAGAGGCATATGGAAGAGGGTGTATTTACTCACCACACAAGTTTCATGTACATGCAGATGACCCTAAACGTTGTATCTACTGTGGAAGTACTGCATTTGGCAATGGGTGTATTTATAATCCATTTGCTAAAGTTCATGTTCATGGTGTTGAATATAATCAAATGGCCAAAGAATCATTTCACAAGAATGTTGTGGCATCTCTATTGATCAATAAATTCTTTAGTGAGAACTATAATCAAAATAGTAACATTGATAAATTCATCCACAAGATTAAAAAACTTCTTGGTGAAAATAAATTAGATTTCATTAGTGATATTGCATTACTTGAAACTGCAAACTCAATGAACACCAAATCTGATAATAGTTTGATCAACATTGAAAATAATAAACTGTTTGAATTAAAGTCTAATGTTATTTTGAATGAGTTGTTTGATCTTATAAATGAGTATCGTTGTGATGAAAATACTGATGTTGATAATATCCTTTATAAAAACATGATTGAGATATTGAAAAAATAATTTGATTTATTTTAAGTTCACCTATTGACATTTCCAAAATTCTTATTAAAATATATGGGGTGGGTGGGTGGGAATAATATATATAATATTAATAACATAAATATAAATAAATAACATGTCAAAATTTTTTCAACGACAATTTAAATAAAAGTTTTTGGAAAAAAATAAAAAATTTGGGGCAAATTAAATAAAAAACAGCAAATAAAAAAATAAAATCATTTTGGAAAAAATAAAAAATTTTGACTAAAAAAATTGAGAAAATCATTAAAGTGTTGGTGGTAAACATCTTCAAAAAAAAGGTTGAATAATACTGTCGATATGCTATAAATATTAGCATGAATAACATAGCATCTTTCATTAAATCACATAACACCCACACTTTTTTGATATATGATTATGAGATTTTAAGACAATGTGATGTTGGAATACTCAATCATATTTTTCAATATAAGGACTTGGCCATGCCAAGATCAAAACTAGATGCAGACTGTAAGAAGATCATCATGCATGAAGTTGTGAATTACTTAATGTCTATGACGTGTGGGAAGTTTTCTCGCAATGTTGTTTATGTTAGTGGTTTCATGTCAAAATATAACGGCGAGTTATATGAATTTTTTGACAAGGATGAACTGGCTGGTGTTTTTAACTGCATAATGGGTAAAATTGGTAAACTGCGAATGTTTTATACTATGAACATTGATATGGAACGTTCTGATGACTATGGTTATTTGAAAGAGTTATACAGTTTATATACTTCAAGCCGTGTTAGGTCTAGGGGTACTCGCAATTTTAAACGCATAAAGGCATTTATGAATGCTAACGGTTTGTTGCACCATTCAAATTTGTTTAATAGTGGAAATAATTTAAAATATATTGTATAGATTTAGTAAATAGTTAAAATATGGATTATAAAGGAGTAGTATAATGTCAAAATTTGAATCAATGGTTAGTGATAAGTTGGGCACACTGGATGAAGCTAGTTTTTCACAGCAAGCACAGCAAGGTGTTGCACCACAACAGCAACAAGCACCTCAACAGGGTCAGCAACAGGCACCACAACAGCAACAAGCACCTCAACAGCAACAACAGGGGCAGGAACAGCAACAAGCACCTCAACAGGGTCAGCAACAGGTAGACCCAGCACAAGCATTGGCAGATGCCTTAGATAGTATTTCTAGTGATGGTAATCCTGATGGCGTCGCCAAACTGTTCAACCAAGCCGTTCAGCAGTCAAAGAAATTTAGGCCTATTTATAATCAGATTCAACAAGGCAGTGCTGATGATGTTACCGTCAATGGGCAGAATACTAATGTTGCACAAGGTGCTAATACTAACAACCCAAACATGGTTCAGCAGAACGGTTAAGAGGTATTATGAAACGATTTGATGCGGTTTTGACGAAATATAATAGTTTTATCACAGAGAACGAAGAAATTCAGACAGACATGGACGCTGGCGAGGAAACTGCATTGCCTGGAATGGGTGGTGGTGAGTTGGCTGGTGGTGAGCCTGATGGTGGTTCTAATGATATGGATAATAAAGATAAAATTGATACTGATCCTAATTCGTATATTGAATCATTGTTAGAGATGATGTCAAAGGTTCCAGTTGAAACTTTTAACCAGTATATCGATAATTTCAGCAATGACCTTACAAGTGTTGATAAAGATTCTATGAAAAAGTACTATAATACATTTTTTGTAGAGGCTGAAAGATTCTTGGGGGTTAAAGAGCAATTTAAGAATCTTTTTGGTAAATTGAACGATAGTGCTAATAATCTTAGCAATAACGTGTCAATGGAGCCAGATGCTGGGCATGGTGGGGTTGATGGTAGTGGCCCTAGTGGGCCTGGGGTTTAATCCGACATTCCGTTTTTTGATATATGTGAATTGACATATTAAATGTGTAGTTAAATAACTTAAATTGATAAAGGAATATAAATGAAAATTGGAATAGCGGGAACACAATGTATTGGCAAGACTACGTTTTGTAATGATTTTGTATCAAACTGGGATATGTATAAGTTTGATAAGCATAAATACGTGACAAAAAAGAATAGTGATAAGTTAAATCGGAACGGTGATGAAGAAAGTCAAATGGCCATTTTGAATACACTTGTAGATCAAATCACTACAACAAAAAGAACTAATGTTATTTATGACAGAACACCATTAGACAATCTTGCTTATACATTATGGCTGAACAGTGCTGACAAAGTTAGTGATGAGTTTGTTAAGAAAACAATTGATATTGTTGGTAATAGTCTTCCACTGTATGATTTGATATTTTTTATGCCAATAACAAAACACTCACCAGTGAAAATTGAGAAGAAGAAAAATCGTGATTGTGATGGAGTTTATCGGAATGAGATTGATTATATCTTCAAATCATTGATGGGTGCATACCTTAAAGGGTCTACAGTTTATTTTCCTATTGACTATAAGCTGGGTAGGTGTCCTATTATTGAAATGTATGGTGATCGTGAACAGCGCATTCAATTATCCAAATTTTATGTTAAGGATAATGGCAAAGCTTTCAGTGAAGAGGAAAGTCTAATAAAAGACCTTGAAGTTGCTAAATAGTTAAAACGAATAGGTGGTAATATGAGATTTGATAATTTACAAGATTTGATTTTGAATGAGGGTGTTAAAGATAAATCATTGACAATTGGCAATGGTGCACCAAATTATACACGGGATGATATTGAAAGTGTTGTTAGTGGTTCTGCTGAATTGGATGGAAAGTTCTATAGGAATGCTCTACGAAAAGCCAACTGGGTTACAAACAAGTTTGTGAAGCATTTTGATGGTAAAAGCTTTTCAAGTGACACCATGAGCAAGTATCTTAAAAAGTTGATAAACCAATATAACACAAAAATTAAAGGTGGCGAAGAACTTTCGGACGCTGACGCATATTCACAAGTTAAGAATATGACAAAACTTTTAGCTAGTAACTCTATTTCAAATGGAAGTGTTGTGGCTTACTCGGATTATGATGATGCTGATTATGATATTAGTGCTGATATCAACACTAATTTGAACAATATGGGTGATTTGGTGGATGCTCAAGTGGCAATTAAAAAGGTTTTGGCCAATGGAGCAAAAAATCTAAAAGAGATTAAATCTGATCCAATTGTTAGTTCAGAGGACTTTGAACTTCCCACTATTAAGTTCGCCCTTAAAGTCATGTCAAAGGGTTCTAATAGTATGATCAATAAGGGTGATGATGGGAGTTATTCTATTAATGCCGATTTTGAGAGTGAAATTGAGAAGATACGAAAAACGATATCTGATGATGCGCTAGAATATGATACAGAAGAGATTGAATCTGGTATCGAAGACTTGATTGGTGATTCTGATGCCCCAGAAACAGTAGATATGCGCCCCGACGATGAAGAGAACCTTGGTTTTGACGTAGAGCCTGCTGGTGAGTCAGAAAAGCCTAGATGGTATCCTAAAAAAGAGAAGAAATGGTATGAGTAAATATGAATTTCTGGTTGAGGATATTTTAAACGAGAAGATTTCACAAGATAAGAAATTTTTTATTAGTTTAGAAAAATACACTAAGATGGGCACTATCGATATCGAAAAGGTTATTGATAAGTTTATGAAAGATGTATATTCCGAACAGCAAGCCTCACAGCAACAACAGCAAGAAGAGCCTAATAATACTTTAGATTTTAATTATCAGGAGTCTAAGGTTGATTCTGTTATCGCTAAATATCTTGTTGAGGATGTTCCAAGTGTTCCAATGAGGAAAGAAAGCCCATTTGATGGAAAGGGTAATGTTGTCAATTATAATGGGTTTGTGAATGTTGTTGTCAATCGTGTTGTTGGTGGTGTTCGTAACGGAACTGGGCTTACCGCTTACGATATAGGTCGGGTATATTTTGGTGATTACGCTGGTAATAGTAGATTACACAACAAACGTAATAAAGATGGAAGTTCTAAAACAGTTAATAGTCGTAGGTCTATTAACACCACTGGGGAGACTGAAAATATAAGGGTGCCAACTGGTGAACAAGTTAGGAATATCCACAACGCCATTATTAAAGTCTTTATAAAGGATAAGAATAAATCTTTGGTTTATATGACAGACGCTAAGTATAATGAAATTCTTAACAGAAATCCAGTTGGAACTGCCATCGACGCATTCAAGAAAGGCATGAAGAGTCTTGTTGATGATTTTAAGAATGGTGAGCAATCTGCAACACCAAATCTTACGTAATTAAGTTCTTTTAGACAATTCTAGTTTTGCACGTATTCCCCTGAATGTATTGTTTTCAATAAATTTGGGGGATATTGTGTCTATTTTTGCATTACAGCATAATTCATTCAAGTCTTTGAATTTTGACAATTTTTCAGGCATGAAGAATATCTTTTCATCAGATTCTATTAATTTATTGTACCTCGCAACAACTTCACAATTGTCAAATTGATTATCAAGTACCCATATTTTGTCATGAAATGGGAAGTGGCGTAGTTGGTTTAATTGATTGTCCTTTAATGATAGACCGCCCATTGCAACACCGTTTGGAACAAACATAGAATCTATTGGCCCCTCAAACATGAAGATGTTTTTGTATCCATCAATTATTTTGTTTATTCCAAATAATGAGAAATCTGCACCAGTTTTTGAAAGATACTTTTGGCCATCATCTGATTTGTCCAATGTTCTTGTTTGATAGAATATCACTTTATTGTTAACATCGTAGAATGGTATTATTAGACGATTCTTATGTGTAAAATCCTTAAAACTGATGTAATATGTTTTTGGTTTATTGATGGCCGTGTCTAATCTGCGAGTGTGTATGTAATCTAAGGACAATTTGAGATATTTCTCATCTTTGTGGTAGTTTAGTTGTAGTTCATCTGACAGATTTATTGAATCAAATGGTAATGTGTGTGTTGTTTTCTTTTTTGAAAATGACATTTCATCATTTTCATGTGGTATGTATTCATACTCATTTGATAGTTTTATGATTTCGTGGTATGTGTAGTTTGTTACGGTTTGTACCCATTTTACAGCGCCCCACGATCTTTGGCAGTTGTGACAAGAGAATACTCCCGTATCTAAAAGATAAAATCCTCGGCGTTTAATGCCAGAGGATTTACCTTCGTTGCAAATAGGGCATTCAAAATTATACAAATTTTGTGATTTGTTGAATTTTACCCGTTTTGCATTTTGATATATAATGTTTACAATAAAGTCTTCTGAAATCATAAAAGAACCATATCATATAGTTTCATTATAATCAATTATTTTTTTCCATTAATCTTATTACGTTTGATGTTAACCGTGATTCGACTACCTAAAGTTCTAAGTTGTCCTTCCAAACCACCGACATCTGCTAAGATTTTTTGAACAGATTTGCTGATTGTGTTGAACATTTCATCGGCACCATTTTTATCAGCATATGTTGACGCATACTTGTACATGTTTTCTAATTTGCCATTAATATCACCGATGTCAGATTTCCATGAATTGATAGTGTCCACATATTGCGCAATTTGTTCAGGCGGAACACCTTCAACATCGAAGTGTTTAGCATCTGCTTTGTTCTCAAAACTAGATTCGTATGCGTTACGATCATCTTCTGGTGTTAATTCTGTAGTCAGTGGTGAGTCAATATCTTCTTTGATTATTTTATTAAAAAGATTTTTGTACATAAGTTTTCTCCTATTAAATCTTGACTTATTTGTTTTATAGTTTAAAATATTTATCAAAATCAAGATAATTGTTATATATGAAAGGTAAAAAAATGAAAAAAATTATTCTTAACAGCGGTGGATATAAGTCATTAATGTGTTTGAAAGAGTACTACAGTAGATTTGGTTCAGATATTTTGTCTGTGAATTTTTATGATTCTACTGGCGGTGCATGTGTATTTGAGAAGGAGACTGCAAAATTCTTATCCGATAATGAAATTTCTACCATGGATATTAAAATACCGATAATGGGTTATTGCAGTAGTAAGAGTGTCAGTAAGGTCATTATACAAAAGAATTTGTTATTTGGAACTTATGGTGCAATTTATGCAGAACGGTTTGGTGCAAATGAGATTGTATTTGGTGTTTGCAGTGATGATTTTGAAACTAGGGATTGTAGGGAGGATTTTTTCAGGTTGTTAGAATTTACAATTCAGGCTGGTCGGGGTTCTACTATACTTGGTCATGATTCTGTCCGTAGAGACATACATACTGGTGATGATATTTTTTCATACAACATAAACTGCAACGACGTGAAGGTATCAACACCATATATTCTTAAAACTAGGGATGAAATAATTAAATCATTAATTGAAAGTGGGCTTATTGATGGATTACATAATAAATAAAGATTTTTTTGATGGGTCGTTTTTTAAGTGTAATGTTATAGAACATACCGCAATTTCAAATGTTATTAGTAAGGATTGTGGTATTGTGGCGTTTAGGTGCCCAACATTTTTAAATGAAGAATACACTAAGTATTGTGTTACTGAATGTGAGGGGAAAATTACTATGAGTGATTCTCTTCATTTTTCATATATGCTGGCTGATGTGGGGTTAAAGTATTCCACATTGTTTAACCTATATTTTATTAATTATATTGGTTCTATTTTGGGGGCATATTTGGGTGGTGGTGTTAATATCGATAATTCTACAATGAGTGTTTTGCCAGAATCTCCAAGTGAAGAATCTTTGTGTATTAACTTGAATTTGGGTAAATACTGTGATATGTTTTATAGAGGTCATATTATATTGAATATCAAATCAAACATGAATTTGTATGACCTAACTCTTGAAGAAGATAAGGTGGAATACTTTATGGGGGATGTTGTAAAAACTTTTTATAACATAAATAATAATATAAATAAAGAAACGTATCGGTTGTTTAAATGAACATATTCAAATTTATAGCATACATATTAAACAAAAAAGTTGACATTTTGAGTGGCTGTGATTCTGATGAAAGAAAAGAATTTAGTGTATTCATGGTACAGCGTTGGTTGTCTATGTATTCTGATGATTTTTGTAAAATGGTCAACATCCCAAATTGGCTGTATGTGTCATTTGAAGATAAGCTTATGTACAACAAATTGATGATACGAATGCTACCAAAGGTTCCAAATCGAAAAATACATTATGTTAAGAAAAGCAAGAAACCCTCGGTTAAAGTTGATAGAGATGTGCTGGTTATTGAAAGTATTGCTAATGCACAGGAAATGTCTAAACGTGAAGTTAGACAAATGATTGACTTGGGTTTATTAGAAACAAAAGAATATAGAAAACAAACAAAGGAGTAAGATGAGTACATTAACAAGTAGAATGAGACTAGAAGATTATGCAAACATTTCATTGCCATCGGAATATGATATCGTTGGTGTTATGGATGATATTATCATGGCCAAGTTTATTGATTGTGATGAAAAGGGCGAATATGTTGACCGTGAGGGTATTTTAATGTCATTGGATTCACAGCGTAGTTGCTGGCGTGTTGCCGAGGTTATTATGTGTGGGCCAAGCGTCTCGGAGAGCATTACACCTAAGTGTCTTGTGATGTTGCCAAATGATCGTGGTATTAAGGCGGTCAATTTTGGATCAAAAAAAGAGCCTGTAGTATTTATTAATGAAGAAAGAATCTTTTGTATCTGTAAAAAGAAATAAATACTTGCATGAAACTGTCACAAGCTGGGTTAATGCGAACCTTAAAAACAAATGTTGTAGAGGTTAAATTTGATAGACGGATAGCCAAGCAAGGCTGGCCAGCTTCAAGAAGAATGTTGTGTACCAATTCAGCCACTATATTGAATAGTGCTCCTGGGTTGGCCGCACTTCGTTTTAAGCCACCAACGAATTCTCCTGCTTATGATTGGAAATCTCGGAATTTGGTGTGTACGTGGGATTTGTTTTGGCAAGATTGGAGAATGATTTCAGTCGAAACAAGCAAGGTTATAACAGTGATTCCAGTGAACCCACCTGAAATATTTTGGAATTATTTTAATATATATCTACAATCAATGTCGCCGTCTGAGAAAATAGACTTTATGAGTAGATAGGTATTGACTTTTAAATTTTTGCGATAAATTTTTATATGATTGTTTTATCTGATACAAATATTGAGAACACTTTGTTGGAGTTGGTTCAACGTGAAGTGAAAATGACTATAAACAATAAAAAGCTTAAACGTGGTAAGTTTTTATTGTTTAAGCAGAATAATTATTTTATTGAATTTTATATTCAAACTCCTAAGAAAATGGAACGGTGTGAAGTTCCCATTCCGTTCTCAATTGAGAGATGGGATGATGGGTATTTGTACTTTGATTATAGAATTGATACTTTTATTAAAAATAAAAACACTAAAGTTGGAAAAATTGTCAACAGTTTGGTTGAAAATGAGTGTGTTAATAAATTTTACAATTCTATACTTGAGATTGAGGTAATAAATGGATTTTGAAAGATACACCAACAGTATAATCGGTGAAGATAGTGTAAACAGCAAGGGCGAAGAAGTGCTAAAAGAGTATCATAGTGCTTTAGATAAATTTCGTGATGATATTGGGCGTTTATTTGTTCCGTTTGTTACTGACGTTGATGAGTTAAAAAATAGGATGGTTGTTCATCTTATTTCTACAATAACATCGAATGATCTTGGAACCGATAAATTTGATTTGGCATACAGATTAGATAATACTCTTGACAAGTCTGGAAATATAGTGGATAATGCGTACAACATATCAAAAAAGGATGTATTGGACAATTATATTGAAAGGGAATAATTATGAGTAAAGTGTATATATTTAATATTTCATCTGGAGAGATTCGGTGTGTTGAAAAGCCCAGCATGGTTAATAAATCAGAAATTGAAGATTTCATGAAGTTTATTACTGTCAATGACATACCATTGGGAAAAGACCCAGCAACAATACAATGCAAACAGTGTTTTGGTCGTATGTACGTTGGTCGTAATATTAAAAATAATGAATATGCACTTTGCACAAAATGTGTGTCTAAATATATTGATAAAGAAATTGCTCGGTATATGTTAAGTAAAGGGCATAATGCTAACAGTGCTGGTGTTTTAAGTTAAATGTTCTTGATTTAATTGAAACACGCTGTATAATTGAATAGTTTATAAATATATAAAGGACACATACGTATGAATAATTTGTTGTTGAAGTTCCCTGCCGAATACACACCACGTGATAAACAAGTTGAAGTTATTGAAAAAGTACAATCAGCCGTTGCTGAAGGGTATAAATACATTATAATCGAAGCACCAACTGGTTGTGGAAAATCACATATAGCAAAGACCTTTGCTAATGGTAGTGTTGATGTCCCACTTGAAGTTGAACACCTTGCCAAACAGCAGAATATTTTTGGAAAAGAAGGCGAGTCATATATTTATGAGTCATATTTGGAGGAGTACGGGGCATTTGGTGCTTCTATTTTGACTGTTAGTAAGGCACTGCAAGACCAGTATGATACATTGTTTGATGATTGTGTGACATTAAAGGGGAAGTCTAATTATAAGTGTGGGTTGGATGGAGAATTTACCTGTGACTTTGCACCATGCACAATGTTGCCAAAAACAAAGGTCAGTTGCAGAGAAGAGAATATTTGCCCACACATGCAACAGATTAATACTGCATTGAGTAGTAAAGACTCCGTGTTTAATTATAGTTCATTTTTATGTTTGCCAGATGAGTTTAAGCATCGGGATGTTTTGATTTGTGATGAAGTGTCTGAGTTAGAGGACTACTTAGTAAATCATTATGGCTTTAAGCTTGAGTATAAACAGTTCAAGGACGTTATTAAAAGTAAAGTGTATGATGATGATCCAGAATATATTTTAACATGGCTAAATGAATTGTCTATGGTCGTTAATGATACCATGAATGACTTGGCAAAAAAAATAAAAAGCTCAAACAAGGCAACAAAATCTCGGTTTATGAATAGTTACAATAGATTGAAACGCCTTAATGATAGTTTGGACACTACACTTGGTACGTGGTCGTGTTCTGAGCGTGTTGTGGAGTACGATGCTAATGAAGTTAGCATAACACCATTATATTCTAGTATCTTTGCTAAGAGGCTGTTTGCACCGTCAAAAACTGTTATTTTAATGTCGGCAACAATTATTAACCATGAGTTGTTTGCAAAAACCTTGGGCATTAATAAGGGCGAATATAAGTATATTGAGGTTGATTCTGAATTTGATGCCGAGCGATCACCAATTAAATGTTCCACGAAGATAAAATTAAATTATGGAAATTTAGACAATAATCTTCCTATTCTTGCAGATATGATTGAAAAGATTTGTGAGCACCATAGTGGAGATAAGGGCTTGATTCATACTCATTCCATGAAAATAACGAATTTTATGAAAGATAAATTGGAGTATGATCCAAGATTCTTATTTCGTGAGCCTGGGGTTCCTAATGATAAATTGATTGAACAGCACTATGAGTCCGAGGAATCTACCGTGCTAGTGTCACCATCGTTGGCCTTTGGTACTGACTTAGCGGATGATATGGGTCGTTTCCAAATAATTGTTAAGGCACCATTCTTACCTCTAGGCTCTAAAAGAATTAAAATATTGTTTGATAGAAATAAAAAATGGTATGAGAATAAGACTTTAACAGTCTTTTTGCAGATGTGTGGTCGGTGTACTAGAAATAAGGACGATCACTCTGTTACATACGTTTTAGATGGCACATTGATGAATTTGATAAAAAGAAATTATGTTTATTTGCCAAAACATTTTAAAGATAGGATATATTAAGTGATGATTGTATTCATTATTTTGTAAATATTCACATGAATACTTATACTTTCCACTTTGAAACACAAAATATATTGAAAATGTTCTCGGATGCATTTAATGATGTTGTCATTAAACGCTTCAATGCTGACAAAGAAGAACAAGACAGAATACATGTAGATTTTAAGTATGCACCTAAGACTAGGGTGTTGTATGACTTGGTACAAAAAAGCCAACATATAAAGTTGCCTGTCATTAGCATTTCACAGAGTAGCATTTCAAGAGATAGGAATAGGGTGTTTAATAAGTTAGATTATGCACACTATAGTAATGTTCCGAGGGGTTCTAATATTAGCATATTCCCCCAACCTGTGCCTATTATAATGAACATTGATATGTCCATTATAGCTAGGTATCAGATGGACATCGATCAAATCATTACAAACTTTGTTCCGTATTGTGACCCATATGTCACTATTTCAATGAAATGGCCAGAAGAGATATTTTGGGCTGATTTTGAATTGAGGCATAATGTTAAGTGGAGTGAAAATATAAGCTATGAATATCCAAAGGATATTCAAAACACAGCACCATACCGAATTATTGGCAATACTTCATTTGCAATAGAAACTTGGATGTTTAAGAACAGTCCCCCAGATGGAAAGCCGATACATGTTATTGACATGTCATTTACGAGCGTATCTGCTGTGGATACGTATGAATTTATGAAGTCCAAAGAATCCGAGTATAATACGGACTATCGAGAAATTTCAGCAATACCACAAGTTTATAATTGTTATCCATATTCAACGTATTGTGGTGCAGACCGCAGTATTATTTTGTATGGTAAGATGTTGGACTATACAGAGAATGTGTATCTATCATCAAATGATTTGACTATGTTCCAGTATACTTCTGGAATATCGTGGTATTATGATACGGATAGTAATCTTGTTAGTGCGGTTACAGCAAACCCAAGCTATTTTGATTTGTTCGGTAATCGGGAGATGGTTGTTGGTGGTGTGACAGACAATGAGACTGTTTCTATGAGTGCCGAGTATCCACCGTTTTATGGTTATGAAATTTATGACTATAAAAAAACGGAGAATATGTTAACATTCACTAATCAGTTTTATTCGTCTGGTAGTTGTGATGTTATTGTGGCAAATGAGGCTGGGTATGCTGTTCTTTCTAAGGATTCTGTTAGAGAGATGTTAAACCCATATAATGAAGATGAGCGGGAATATGCAACTTATGAGGAGTTGCAGTTCCCATGTGTAAGTGGAATACAAATTTATGAACTTTAAAAATTATTGTGTGGTTAGGGAGAATATGGAGATTTTTAGTGCTGATGGTTTGGGTTCTGTCCCAGATAACCATAGTGTTAATTACAAGGGGTTTGCTGTTAAAATGCGTCCGTCTACGTTTTTGAAATTGGCGTCCGATGGTGGAAATGACTCTTCTATTGATTATATTGTGGATAAAATTAAGGATGGTGGGAAAATTGGTCAGCCTTTTTTAACCGTGGAATATAATGAAGATTTTAACAGGTGGGATGTGTTAGATCATGAAGGTCGTTCTAGGAGTAAGGCTGTTAAAAAAGTGTTTGGTGATGAATTTATGGAAGTTCACATTTTTTTATATGGTGGCATGCGTGGTCGTGACGTAACAGAGGATATGAAAGAGTTGCCATTTTTGCCACAAGATGAAGGTGGTTTGGCCAAGGCCATGGGTGAAGAGTATACTAAAGAGTTTTTGTTAGTCAAATATGGCGAATATTTAATGTAAGTATTGTAAATAATAGTTATACTGTAAATAATTATAAATCATGTTAAGGAATTAAAGGTGTATCGATGGTAAATGGAATGGGACAAGCTAATGCAGGCACTTCATCTGCTGGACAGGGATTTATCAGTACTATGGTGGCAAGAATGCCATACACACATAAAGTGTTGCATAATGCTGTAGAATCAAATCCAAAATTCGACATATTTGATTCTTTACAATCTAAAAAAGATATTCGTGTAAGAAATCAATCAGTATTTCAAGATCAGGATGGTGTCGCTGGTGGTCAGGTATTGTTAGATAAGCGTTATCATCAAATCATGTATGCTGATGTTGACACTGATAAAGTTAGACGAATTCAAGAATATAGAAAAATGGCAGGCTATTCCGAGTTAGCAGATTGTATTGATGAAATTTCTGATGAGGCCATTGTAAAGGATATGTCTACAAATGAAGTGATACAATTAGAAGTTCGTGGTGAGCATGATAAATTGATTGTAGATTCAATTAGAAAAGAATGGTACAAATTCATAAATGCATTTGATATTGAGAATCGTGGATGGGAACTTGTTCGCAAATTCTTAGTAGAAGGTGAAGTTTATTTTGAAAACATCATATCACAGAACAGACCAGATTATGGTATAATTGGTTTTGTTGAAATCCCATCTGAATTGATCAACCCGATTTATGACAACACCCAAAACCAAATAATCCAAGGCTTTTTGTTGAGAAAGCCAATGGTAAACCCAAAACGGAATATTACAAACCAAACAAAAGAAGAGTTGGTTGTTTTTGATAAGAACCAAGTTACATATTGTAATTCTGGTTTGTGGAATGAAGATCATTCAATTCGCTTGCCATTTATTGAAAATTCCAGACGTGCTTATAAACAGTTATCTTTGATTGAAGATAGTATTATTATTTATCGTCTAGTTCGGGCACCTGAAAGATTGGTATTTAAGGTTGATGTTGGTAATATGCCTGTTCCTAAAGCCGAGGAATATGTTAAGAAGCTGATGCAACAGTATTGGGCGAGAAAGAACTTTGATAATTCAAAGGGCAATGTTGGTAATGTATATGCACCACAATCTATGCTTGATGCTTTTTGGTTTACAAAGCGTGGTGGTCAGGATGGAACAACGGTTGAGCAGTTGGCTGGTGGTCAGAATCTTGGCCAGTTAGATGATTTGATGTATTTTGTTAAAAAATTATATAAATCACTTAGAGTTCCAGTTAGTCGTTTAGACCCACAAGACCCGTTTAAGGATGGGATGGAAATTACGAGAGAAGAATTAAGGTTCTCAAGATTCATTATTCGTATACAAGAGCAGATTGCAAAGGGTTTGAAAAATTCGTTCATTTCCCATTTAAAACTTAGAGAGAAAAGACTAGATGATCCAAAGTCTGAAAGTTTGTGGAGACAATTTAAGTTGAGAGAGCATCAAATTCATTTGATGTTTAATATGCCAACGAGTTTTGCAGTTCTTAGAGATCAACAAATTTTTAATTTGAAAAAAGAAAATTATAATGGCCTAATTACTTCCGAAATGATGTCTCAAAGTTTTTGTCAAAAGTATTACTTGGGTATGACTGTTGAGCAGATGTCAGAAAATAGGGAGTGGTTACGAAAAGATGCGGCGCTTCAATGGGAAATTCAAAATATTGCATCAGAGGGGCCAAATTTCCGTGAACACATGGCGGCTGAACAAGAAATAGATAGTGTTATGGATGGTGGAATGCCGATGGGTGGCGGCGGTGGCGCTGATTTTAGTCCAGACATCCCACCTGATTTTGGTACAGGCCCAGAAATGGGTGGTGGCGCTGGTGCTGAACCACAAATGGATCAAGGTGGTGGCGAACAACAGCAGGGTCAAGAAGGTGTGGCACAGGTTGTCAATAATCAATAAGGTAATGCGGAATGAAATATATAGATAATCTTGATAATTCGACATTAATCACGGGTGCGACGTCTACTAGCGGGTTTGTTACAATTCGATTGAATGGTAACAATGTGTCACTTCCAATTTATACATTTAATCAATCATTTCCAAATATAGATTTGGTTCCACCAGTGACTGATTTAGTTATTAAAAATCAAACAATTGAAGACGGTGCGGAAAGTTACGGGCTGTTTATGGCGTTTAGTGTTGCAAATTCTGCATTATGTGTTCCATTATACCATGCAGATAAAAGTGTTGATGATGGTATTCAGGTATTTGTAGAAACCCCTACCATTGTTACCAATGCACGGTCTACTGGTGAGTTTTTTGTTTCAAGAGTTAATGATGAAATGTATGGCATTCCATTATATACTTATGATACGTCTTATCCAGATTTGCAAACATTTACCCCAGTTGTTACAGATGTTACTACTAGACTGCGTGTTGATCCTACAGTTGATATAAAACAAAGAAGAAATGGTTCTACAAATTTAAATGCAAAAATTAAATCATATTCTGATCTTATTGAAAGAATTAAAATGTCCCTTGGGCATCCGTATATTAATTTAGAAATTTGTGATGATTTTCAGATTTGTGATAATATCGATCAGGGTATTGAATGGTACACCAAGTATGCTGGTTTTACAGAAGAGTTTTTAGTATTTCATTCTGACTTGTATGAAGACGGTGGGTTGAGGATTGATGAGTTGTTTAGTATGACACCAACAATTCGTGCAACTAATAGTAGTGGCCTTTCGGGATCATATGATTATGATTTGGGAGATTATAGAAGAGTTATAGGGATATTTGAGTTTCAACAAGGCGAGACTAGTGGGGTTAATACATTGTTCACATTGGAACAGGCCATGGCACAGCAAACATATTTCAGTTATATGCTTGGTAATATGGGCTTTGATTTGGTTACTTGGGAAGTATTGAAACAGTGGCTCGATTTGCGGGAAAAGATGTTAGCACAAAAACAATATATTGATTTTGATGAAAGAAATCAATTATTGAGAATTATTCCAGCACCACATAAGGGAAGTCGGTATTATGGTGTTGTTGGGTGTTTTGTTGAGAAGGCCGTTAAGGATTTGATAATGGAGCGGTGGATATATCAGTATGCACTTGCACTGACTAAGATGACTATTGGCCACATTAGAGGTAAATATGGTGCCATCCAATTATTTGGTGGTGGGTCATTGAATTACAATGAATTGATGGTGCAAGGTGAGAAAGAAAAAGATAAACTTGAAGCAGAATTGCAAAATGGATATGGAGAAGTTGTGCCAGCTAGATTTTTCATTGGGCTTTTATTGGCCATTGTTACCCCTGTTTCATTGTTGGTTTCACATATAACAATGTGTATAAATGGTTAAATGGAGTTAATATGAGTGATATTACGATTGAGAAATTGAAAGAACAATACAATAAATTATTGATTGGTATTTTCAATGATAATTCAGATGGTTGTATTAAAGGTGCGTTAGATGACTGTGATTGCTTTCCTGGGGAGCGGATTCACAGTATAATCGAAACCGCTTTAAGCAATCTTAGAAGTCTTATTTACGAAGAACTGGGTTTAGAGGCCGAAACGGTTGGTTTGGGGTCTGGATTTGGTCTAGGTATTGGTTGTGGTGCTGGGGCGGCTGTAGTGGGCGTTGAAATGGGCCCAAATGAAGAAGAAGATGATGAATTAGATTTAGATTTAGATGTCGACCTTGAAAGTGGTGATTAAGATGCCATTTGTAGATAAAAATACAAGAATGCAAGTTAGGGCAACCCTTGCATTTTTGTTTGCTATAAGTGTTATCGCTGGCTTTTTTTATGATAAAATATCGGCAGAGGTTTTCACTCCAATAGCGTTATTATCTATTAGTTGGTATTATGAAAAGCGTCGAGAAGAGATGATAATAGATCGGGATGTTGGGGAAGATAAAAATGCAAAATAATATCGTTTATCATGGTACGGCAATATCTTCATTAAATTCTATTATAAATGGTGGGATTGATATGTCAAAATCAGCCAAAGGTTATTTTGGTGTTGGTTTTTACACTACACCAGACTTGGAGTTGGCCAAAGAGAATTATGCAAACTTTTCAGATGATGCTGGTGTTGTTTTATCTTTCAAGGTCAACGGTGATGCTAGAATTTTGGATTTAGCAAATTCTAAAGATTGGGAAATATATAAATCTTTGTCATATCGGGGTGTTGGTGTTGACGGTTTATTGTCAAGAGATGATTTTGATAGTATTATGAGAGGTTTTGGTATAGACGGTATTAAAGATGAGTCATTTGGTGGTACTGTGTTTTATAATACAAATTCACTAAAATTTTATAAAATAGAAGGAGATATTGATGTTGAATAAATTTGATAGTATAATTGAAACATATATGTGTGAAGGTTCTAGGAATTATCCCGTGGTTTCTGTTGAGCGGGTGTCTGGAACGCATATTAAATTGGATGGAAAAGAAATAGCAATACCAGATTGGATTTATGGTCTTACTGATTTGGGTGCACATTTTTTTGGTCTTAGTGTGAAAAGACGTAATGATAAAAAGGTTAAGGGTGTTTTAGTTGCTAAAGCTGGTGATATTGTAAAATATCCAGAATGCCGATATGGTGGTAGCAAGCGTGATATTACAACTGGAACAGGTTCACCCGTTGGAACATCTAAAGATGGTTATCAGAATCATAGTTTAATGCGCGTCAACGCAAAACGCCCAGACAGGCCGTCCAGAACAACAAATGTTGCCGTAGATGGTATTGTTGAGGTTGTTGCTGGCGGTGTTAAATATGAATTGGTTTAATATATCCAAGACAAAAAATCTGAAATTATGGATGAGTTTCATCGTTCGGAGGTTTAAGTGATATACAATTTTGAAGATTTAAAAAATTCATCATCAAATAATAATTTTGAAGATTTTTATAATGGTGATAGTGATCATGAACTATATAAAAAATACCATGGACGGAACGTTATTTGGTACGGCACAGAAGGTAATAATTTAAAAATAAATGCAAAATATGTTTCTTCAAGGGAGGACAATATATTCGATACAGATAAATTAATATCAGTTAAGAATTATATTCTGCGGAGTGAAGAACCTGTTGAGTTTGAAATATGTGTTGCTGATGTTAGAAAAATTGATTTTGATTATATTGAAGAAACACAAATGGCTTATGCGTCTGATAGATTAGATATGGAGTATTCATTATCTAGGCCATTTACAACTGGCGATGAAGAGTGTGATCTATTTATTCGAGATTTTTTGTCATGGTCTCAACAGCATTTGATGTATTTTGATGAAGATTATATTGATGTTGATGAACGAACAATAGACATGGCTAGGCTTAAAAAAGAATTAGAAGATGGTGATATTGAGTCAGATACGTATGAAGAATATGCCGATATGCATGAAGAATATAAAAATGTGATGGACTACTTAAAAGAGGCCGAAGAAAAGTCATATGGGGATTACGGACAATTGTGGGCGGTAATGCGTGACGGTAATCATAGAGTTATGGGTGCTATAATGGCAAATGAACCATATATTTATGTTACACCATATGATTTGAAATATGCTAATAAATTTAATGCTAACACATACAGTGGGATATTAGTTTAATTTTGTTGACAATTGTATATATTTGTGCGATTATATCCACAAATATAATTATTTGGAGATTACAATGAATAAAAATATAGATTTTTTTTCAGTGAATGATAAGCAGGATAAAATGGCAAAAAGTGCTGATAGTGTTGGATTGCTATATCAATATGTTGTTGAACAAAATATAAACTTACCAGAGTTTAAGCATATTATGCAGACATTGCACAACATGCATGATTTTCATGTGTTGAGTGATAAACCCCCAACGATGATACCAGTTGTTGTTAAAGTTGATAGTTTTAATCATTCTTATCCAACGCATTCTTATGCCAAATTGAACGAAAGTGGTGTGTGGGTTGAAATGGATGGTGTCACTGAACAGGAATGTGGCAGTTCTATTATTTTGTGGCGGTTTTTTGATTTGGTTGATTATGAGTTATGTGCTGAGAGTGTATAATAATGGTGGCCTTTAATGGTGGAACGAATACTTGATATAATTAACATTATAGCTTTGGTTGTATCGATTTTTGTGTTGTGTTGTGGTATTACTTTACACACAATATAAGAACGAGTTATGCACAGAAAAAATCATGTCTATCATCATCAAAATCGTATGCAAAAATGATGTCCATTGATTTATTGTGGCCAAGGAACGCAATAAATAGTTGTGAGGTGAAATATGGCGAGATGTAAATATAGGCAGGGAAAATTTGTTCCAAAAAAAAAAAAAAAATATACAGGCTCAATGCCG